GTCCAACTACTGAATTATTAAAGGCGTTTCCCGATTTAGTTCGGGAGACGTACACCACATCAACAGAGGCTAATGCGCGAGGCTATGAGCTTAAGCGCAGGTTTGAGGCCTACAAATCTGGACGTGTAGAGGATGTTTACGTTGATGACCGCTCAGTCGAGGCCATGATTAAGCATTATCTTGCCTCAACTCTATTTATCAATCTACCTAGTCAAAACAGTAAGCGATCATATCTGCATCACATTAACTATCTGCAGAAGGTCAATCCTACCAACACGCCATTTGCAAAAAAGATTGTGTCAGAAGTAGACTATGACTACGCACAAAATCTATGGCTACACATACAGGATGACATCAGTACACACAAAGCCAACCATTGTGTGAAGGTATTAAAACGTATCTGGAAGCTGGGCGTTAAGAGTGGCAGAGCCAAGGCAAACGTCTGGAGAGAGATTGAACTGCCGAAGTTGGCTGATCGTCAGGTCATGTGGGACATAGACCAGATTACTGGAATGATTAAACACTGTGATGAGCAAGGATACCCGTCGATGGGTACTATGATCACCATGTGCTATGAGTTCTGTCAGAGGCCTGTTGATGTCAGAAACATGAAGTGGTCTAATATTGATGGGCGTACTGGTGTGTCAAACTTTATCCAGCAGAAGACTAACAAGCAGATGTCGATTAAAGTCACTAATGCTGTACAAAAGCGTCTACATCTACACTCAAAGCGTAATTCGGATGACTATATATTCCATTACGAGGATACTGGGCGTCCATTTTCTGGTGACCGTTGTAATAAATTATTTAGGAAATTAGCTGATAGCTACGGTCTTCCTGAAGTACCTTTACACCGCAAATACTACAAGAATGGCAGTCAGAGATATTCAAGTATCTGGTTAGCTGATCTGAGGCGTACCGGAGCTACTCACGCAAGTAGGGCTGGATGTACGGACAGGGAGCTAATGGCTCTGACCGGACATCGTAATCCACAGATGCTTGTTGTGTACGCAGTCGAGGGTGAGATCGAAAGCACCAACGCTAACCTGAAGCGGGGTTTGCTTTGATGCGTACATATTCTGACAAATATAAGGTGTTTGCGGTTCTTGAGAACCGTGAGCATCCTACGCAAATTGACCGAATTGCTGGCATGACTAACACCCTGCCATATCCAATTATGCGGGGTATGGCTCTGGGCGAGGTCTGGTGGTCTACTCGCACTGATCTTGGCTATGAGAGGATCGTCTAATGATAAACAGAGAGGAATACAGTAGTACTTTGACTAAGCTAAAACGTGTCCAGAAAGAGAATGAGAAGCTGAGGGAAACCCTAGAGATCACCAAACGCGAAGCTGATTACTGGGAGAGGGCGGCTAAGAGGATCGACACTGAGTTGCACTCCTGCGAGGCTAACTTAAGGAATACTACTATTGCACTTAAACTATGGAAGGGGGTAGCAGAATGAACATCACTGCTAAACTGCTTAATTGGATGGGTAGTGATATGACTGTGGTCAACGCAGCCAGAGTGAGTTTTGACCAGAGTTCTGAGGAGTTGGGTCAATCTGGTGTAGTGGGCCAGCATATGACGCCTGTGCTGAAAGATGGAGACAAGAGGCTGATTAAGTATCTAGCCAAGCATAAGCACTTATCTCCATTCGGACATTGCTTTGCGTCTTTCTATGTAAGCTGTCCAATATTTGTTGCACGTCAACTTGTGAAACATTCGTACTTGAGGATTAATGAAGTCAGTAGGCGATACGTCAAATCGAGGCCAGAGTTCTACGAGCCTGAAGTCTGGCGGGGTCAAGCCAAAGACAAGAAGCAAGGTAGTTGGGGAAGAGTAGACCTATGGAATGACGTTGATCCTCGCAATCCCCCCTTCGCAACTTTTGAGACCTTCCAGCATTACCAGAAGCTGCAGGTAGAGCTTTATACCAGTATGCTTGAAGCTGGTGTGTGTGAGGAACAGGCTAGAATGGTACTTCCCGCAAATCTCATCACGCACTTTTACTGGTCCGGTAGCCTAGACGCCTTCGCTAAAATGGCTAATCTCAGGTGTGCGGGTGATAGCCAATATGAGACCAGACTAGTTGCACAAGATATATCAACCGAAATGGCTGAGTTATTTCCCTATAGCTGGGCTGCACTGAGGAGCATAACATGAACCGTACAATTCAAATCACTGGACTAAGAGGACGCGACTTTGATGCTAATGACATTGTGGAAACTAGCCACGATGTAGCAGCCGCTTTGCGTAATCCCGCCAAGGGCTGGCATACTGAGTGTGCAACAGGTTGCGCTGCAATTATTCGCATTGCTATAAACAAAAACCCTGATCTATACACAGACAAAGATGCTGGGCTTTCGCCTATTATTGATTGGGAAGCTGGCACCATTGACGCCCCACAAATCTCACTTAACCATAAAATCACATTCAGAAATATTGAGGGGATGACTGATGGCTGATAAATACATTGACGTAACCCCAAGCTGGTTACAGATGACAAACGTCATAGAAACTCTTCTCACAGATGGTGACTTTGAGGGTAAGCAAACCGCACGTACTGAATTAAGGAAGATGGCTCAAGTCGCTGACCAGTATGTGAGACTGCAGAAAATGTCTCAAGAGAAAGTGGCAGAGCAAAGTCGGGATGTGGGAGATTATGAATGAGGGTAAGACTAGTCTACTATAACGCGAAGACTCATAAACCCTTTGCATTTAAGACTGTTAGTAGCTCAGTGGCAGTGAAAGAGCTTAGTAATTTTAAGCCTCGCGGAGCCTATCTTAAAATCGAATCTTAAAAATTAAAATCTGAAATGGCAAAAATGGCAGACTGCCACTATGCTTTCTGCCATGCCATTTCTGTTAGCATACAAACGATATTATCGTTTATTATCAGATATATGGCTCCGGCGGTAGGGATCGAACCTACGACCAATTGATTAACAGATAGCGTTTGTTTTCAATAGGTTACACGATTATTAATGAAATGACTGTTATCATAAATTGGTTCTCTAAGTGCTTAATTAAGTGTTGACGGAAGTGCATAACGCCTGTATCCTTAAAGAGTTCTTTCTTGAGGCTGTATACTATAGGACTAGGCTAATGACCTATGCTGAACAACTACAGGTAATACAAAGTCTTCACCTAAGAGAAGGTGATAATGTCACCATCCAATGCCCCTTCTGTGGAACCGCCAAGAAACTTTCAGCATCTAAACAAGATGGTAAGCTCATGTGGAATTGTTACAGAGCTAGTTGCAATGGCAGGGGTATACACTCAGGAAGACGTGACCTGCAGACTGCTAAGGAGTACGTGGCTAATAAAACTAAGATATCAAAGCAAAGATATAAGCCCATCCCCAGCCTCACCACACGCCCTGAGAACCACCCACAAGCCCTAGACTACCTAGCATCAGTCAACAGCCTAGAAGCCTACGAGAGAGGCCTCATAGAGGTCAGGTATGCCCCTGCTGAGGACAGAGTGCTGTTCATTCAAGGGGATGGTGCAGTGGGCCGCTCATTAAGCAGTGGGACAAAATGGCTCACCTATGGCCTATTGCCAGAAGGTATAAGAGTAGGTAGTGGCTCTACAGCAGTGGTAGTTGAAGACACGCCATCTGCCTGTAGTATTAGTAGATTACCTAACACTGCTGGGATAGCAATGCTTGGCACAACACTTACTAACTCCATTAAAACCACTCTTAATAAGTTTAATAAAGTGTATTTTATCCTTGACAAGGACGCATCAATCAAGGCTATAAATACACGCAAGTTTGTTTGTTCACATATAAAAGTGAGGTTCACTCAAAAAGACCTTAAGTGTTTAGATGTCGAGCAGATCAAGGCAGTATTATCTGCGTAATAAATTGGATGGAGGTTAGTTAGTATGCAAGCAGGTAAGGCATCGCCGTTTTCAATAGCGAAGACACACGTAGTTTATTTGCGCTACGGTGAGTATATCGGCTCACAGGCAAATCAAGAAATGCAAGGTATGTTGGCGGTATCGGCTATTACTACGCCCTCTGTTGCAGCATGTGGCGCAACCACTGTTTGGGGTAACGGACCAACAGCACCGCCCAGTTCAGCCCCAATTTTGAAAAGACTTCGAAAGGATGCGTCCATGACGATTGGTGCCGTAGATAGAGTGTCAATGCACGTCGGGTCGCTGGCTGATAAATAATTACTTAGGAAAGAGAAATCCGCATGAAAGCCCGTGGAATTGCCGTTATCGATGTAGACATCGAAGGCTATAGAGAAGCTGCCGAGATAGAAGATAGGCTCAATGAAGTAATCAAGAACTTAGTGGATGGTGATAAGAGAGTAGTCCACTATGCCGTTGAGCTACGTGAACGTAGAGGGGATATCCCTCCCGACATCAAGAAGATGAAGTTTAGAGCGAACTAAAGTATAGCATTAACTATACTTAATATAAAAGCCTCGCAGCTTAAGCGGGGCTTTTTTTATGTCTAAGTGCATTATACATTGTTACTCTAAGTGCATAACAATGGAAGTTGTAAATGGATCAGTCTATAGTTAAATCTTGCTTCAGTAATGAGTTCTACACCTCAAATAAATCTAAACTGCGATCATCCATATTCGATGATACTTTAAAAGATGTCTATGAAACGATAGTGCAAATGCACGAAAAATTTGAAGCTGATATCAGCCCAATTGAATTATTTGGATTTTGGAAAGCTAAGAACCCAACCAGTACAGCAGCTAGAACTACTGAATTTGAGGACTTAATTGGCTCAATATATAATTCTCAGGCGGTTAATCCTGACATAGCCAGTGATGTTATAGAAAGCCTTTGGCGGCAGTCTATTGGGCTGGATATAGCTAACTATGGCATCAAAATGTCAGAGAACGATCCCACTGCTTGGGATGGGCTACAAGCTCTACTTACTCGCGTAGCTGATGGCTACATGCCTGATGATTTTGGTGAGCCTGTCACAGATGATATCTATGAGCTTCTCGCGTGTGTGAGTAATGACAACAGATTTAAGTTCAATATCGAAACTTTAAGTAGAGAAGTCTACGGAATTGGTCGGGGAGAGTTTGGCTGCATTGCTGCATATTCTAATGTAGGTAAGACAGCATTTGCGGTTAGCCTGTCAGCGGGACCAGCAGGTTTTTGCCAACAAGGGGCTAAGGTCGGATACCTCGCCAATGAGGAAATAGCTAAAAAGACAAAACTCCGCGCAGTTACTGCTTATACAGGACTAACAGAACAACAGTGTAGATTAGACCCCCCTGCGGCCTATGCAAGATATTCCGGTATAAGAGACCGTTTGATTTTCTTGGAAATTACAAATTGGGATATGGCTAAGTTAGATGCCTATCTTGGTTTTGAGCAATATGACCTAATATTTGTGGACATGGCAGACAAGATTGAACTGTCTACTAAATTCGCCAGCGGTCATGAGCGTCTTCGGGAATTATACTACCGACTAAGGGAACTCGCTAAGAAGCATAACTGTGCAATCATTGGACTATCACAAGCCTCTGCTGAGGCTGAAGGTAAGACCCGCCTCACGCCTACGATGCTTGAAGGTTCTAAAGTCGGGAAAATTGCAGAATGCGATATTCTTCTTGGCGTAGGGAAGATGAATAGCCCTGAAGAGCCTGATGATCCTACTCGCTGGATCACAGTGATGAAGAATAAGATCAGCGGCTGGCACGGTACAGTTATTTGTAATCTCGACATCCATACTTCGAGGTACGAAGTATGATAGACCATAACATTCACTCAATCCTAGCTGTGTTAGAAGGCTCTAACAAAGTCACTTGCCCAGAACTTCAGGGCGCACCCTTTGTGCAATCCAATAGAGGCAGTCTGATAGGCACATTAGCAAGGATGCTTATCCTAGATGGGTATAACCCAGACCGTATTCTAATAGTTCAGCGAGGACCAACAATCTGCTTTGAGCCTCTGTCGCTAAGGGCATGGTCGAAGATGTCTATCACAGAAGCTGACACAAGTATTCGCTCGGCCTTGTACAGGCAAGATCAACGGTGGGGTGATGATGACTAAAATCCTTATCGGAGACCTTGAGACCACCGTTAAGCGCATCGATGGCAGGATAGACAATAGCCCATATAACCCAACCAATCGCCTTGTCGCGGCTGGCTGGGGGTTCTTGGGATGGGATGGTCTGGAAGACTACCAGCATTCAATTTATTACCATAACGAGTGCATTACTCCTGACAGCGTAGATGCCTTTCAGTCTGCCTTAGATGAAGCTGATGTGGCGGTATTCCATAATGCCAAATTTGATGTCAGTTGGCTGCTAGAAATGGGCTTTCGTATCCCAGATAAAATTGTCTGCACAATGAATGCTGAATACTTGCTGGCTAAAGGGCAGCGTATGAAGCTGTCGCTCAAGGAGACTGCACTCAGACGTGAACTTACCAACATCAAGAAGAGTGATTTGGTTGATGAGATGTTCAGAGAGGGTACAGGCTTTGAGTCTATGCCTCTGGATACAGTCACTGAATATTTAGAAGCTGACATCAGAACCACTGCTGAACTCTACTTACGTCAGCAGGATGACTTTCAGGCTGAAGAGAATAAGTCATTACTCACGGCAGTAGACCAGATGAATGACATGCTGATGTTTCTGGTCGAGATTGAAAGAAATGGATGCCAGATTGATCTAGAAGTCTTAGCTAAGGTCGAAGATGACTTTGTTAAAGAAAAGGCTGAATTAACCTCGCGCCTGAATGAAATCGTCCAAGACGTGATGGGAGACACGCCCATAAATCTAAATTCTGGGGTGGATATGACTAAGGTCATCTACTCCCGCGAAGTTAAGGATCGTCTCGCGCACATACAGACATGGAATATTGGGACTAATGAATCTGGTAAGTCACTTAGACCCCCGCGCATGTCTTCTGGGCAGTTTATTGATGCAGTCAGGGCCACCACTCAAATTGTCAAAAAGACGATGGCGGTGCAATGCAAGGACTGTGGCGGTGTAGGATCAATTCAGAAATACAAGAAAATCACCAGACAGAAGAATGGTAAGAAGTATTACCTGACAGGTGATCCATACAAAACTCGCAGTAAATGCCCAAACTGCGAGGGTATTGGTGCTGTTTATGTCAGTACTGGGGTTACAGCGGGGCTGAAGATGTCTCCAACCAGCCCAGTGGATGCAAGTATCAACGGATTTAAGTCCGATAAAGAGACAATTAAAGCCTTAATTCAACAAGCAGAGCGTAAAAAAGACTCACTCGCTGTTGAGTTTTTAATTAAATTATCCCGCCTATCAGCCATATCTACTTACTTAGATAGCTTTGTCGCGGGTTTAAAACGAGGAACTCGCGCAGATGGAATACTTCATGCAAATTTCAACCAATGTATCGCTGCTACTGGTCGCCTGTCTTCTAGTAATCCTAATGCTCAGAACTGGCCCAAGAGAGGCTTCCCTGTACGGGCTTCTATTGTCTCTAGGTTTGATGGCGGTCTGTTATTAGAGGCTGATTACTCCTCTCTTGAGATGGTTGTCGCATGTGAATTGGCGAGAGACGGACAAGGCATAGCCGACATCCTTGAAGGTAAGGATATTCACAGACAGACTGCCAGTATTGTTAATCAGAAACCTCCCAAAGAAGTAACTAAAGTAGAGAGACAGGGCGCAAAAGCATATACATTTTTACCCCTTTTTGGTGGTACAGGGAATGGAGAGCCGCCCCACATCAAAGCATATTTTGACCGTTTTTATACTCTATATGAGGGCATAAAGGTTTGGCATGACAGCCTCATGCGCGGTACACTTAAGAATGGGATCGTGCAGACGCCTTCGGGCCGACAGTATTACTGGCCTAATGTAGTCAGGACACGGGGTGGTAGGGTCAGCTTTGCCACACAAATATTGAATTATCCAGTTCAGGGCTTCGCTGCTGACATAGTACAGATCGCATGTATTCGCGCATTAAGACTATTTAGGCAGCAAAATCTACGCTCTAAAATCATCCTCACTGTCCACGACAGTTTGGTCTCAGATACCCACCCTGATGAAATAGATCAAGTAAAAGCAATCCTGACCACGGCTATGACTGAGGTCGGAGAGGAGCTTGAATCTCGTTTTAATTACAAGGCAGTAGTACCTCTTAAAATTGAGATTTCCAGAGGTAAAAATTGGCTTGATCAAGAGGAATATACTTGATCAAAGTGCATAACTATCGTATAATGAGTGACATTGTAAGGGAAACAGTAATGACTGAACTAGTTCTACAAGAAAATGGTTTATCGATTGATGAACTGAATGCCCAATTAGGCGTAGGCTCTAAGTCTACTAATACCACAGCCAAGTTAAAGATCGTACATAACCCTCTAGATGAGAGCGGCAATCAACTGACTTTAGGGGCATTCTACACCACCACAGACGGGGAGAAAGTCTACGCCACTGAAGGTGTGCGGTTGAGAGTACTAAGCTCCAAGATACAGTACCAGCATTGGGGTGATGATGGTCTCATAAACAAGTCCATTCTGGTCGATAACCAGAGGGATGAGGCCCGTGACCAGCTAGGTGGTTATATGTGTGGGATGCCTACATTTGAACAAAGCCAAGCTATGACCCCAGATAAAAGGGCCGAGTTTGTAGGTCGTGATAGGTTTAGGATCATTCGTGGATTGGTGTCCTATACAGGTAAGACAGCAACCGGAGAAGAAAAGACTATCACCAATCTCCCTGTATTACTGTCTTTAAAGCGCAAGAATTATGGGCCATTCTTTTGGGATGTAATTAAAAAAATACCAAGAAGTTCTGCGACATACGACTATGAATGTGTGCTGTCGGCTGAGAGGCATACCACCCCAAAAGGCGCAAGCTACTATGTAATGCGATTTGCCCCAGACCTTTCTAAGAAAATTCCAATCGATCAGGTGACCTATGACAGCTTGCAGCATGTCGCTGGTTTGATTGTTGAAGAGAATGCTAAGATTGAAAAGGCATTTAAATACGCTCTTATGCAGCAAGATGACGAGGATGAAGCTGCACGAATTATGGATGCAGTAGACACTTTATCTGGCGATTATTGATCCTCTGACATGGGTATCATTAAGGATATGAGTAACGAGATGTACCACTCGACCAGTGGTATATCTTCTAGCGCAGTTAAAACTGTTTACAAGAAATCTCTCGCGCATTGGAAAGGCGAGAAGCGTACTCAAACCTCTGCTTTCACAATAGGCTCTGCCACACATGCCGCATTACTAGAACCAGAGAGAGACCTTCTGGTTAAGGGCGGTAAGACAAAGAATACTAAGGCGTGGCTGGGCCTGAAGGCTGACCTAAAACCAGATCAGGTTCTTTTAACTGAAGTAGAATATCATGTGGTTAATCGCATGGCTACGTCAGTGCTTAGTAATAAGATATGTAGGAATATCCTGAAAGATAAAGACCGACAGAATGAAGTCAGTATCTTTGCTGAAGACCCTAACACTGGGTTGGTCATCAAATGTCGTCCTGACTGCATGATTGAGCATGAAGGGTCAATTTATGACGTTAAAACTACCCAAGATGCCAGCCCAAGGGGGTTTGCGCGAGAGTGTCAAACTTATGCCTATGACTTACAGGCTGCTCACTACATCTGGACATGCCAGCAAGCGGGTCTTTCTCACATAAAGAACTTCTCTTTTATGTGCGTTGAGAAGTCGGCTCCTTACGCCAGCCATGTCCACCATGTCTCAGAAGAGTTACTTGAATCAGCTACTGAACGAATGCACCGGACATTAGCTGTAATTGCCGAAGCCGAAGTTAAAGATGATTACGGTACTGGTTGGGGTGATTATACGATCTTAGAGAAACCTAAGTGGCTATAACCACCTCATCGGCTAAGGCAAAGGGTCGGCGTCTTCAGCAATATGTTCGGGATAAAATCTTAGGATTATTTCCAAAA